GTCATTTCATGTGGGCGAACACACTACTCACCGTTTACACCATTGTAGTAGTAGTAATCATTTCCAACGCCAACAAGTTTCAGGTCCACCAAACCATAATCCTTACGGAAAACGGCGTCAGTGAACTCTGTCCTGATGTGTAGGTTTGGACTCTTTCCTATTAACTCAACTGTTTCAACGACACTCTCGACACTACACCCATAGCGAAGTGCTAGATGTATGTCTGGGATGAACTCTAGTGCTTTTAAGGGTTCATTGTAGGGCATCTGCTTGGCTAGCCTAACCAGCATCAACTCCTTTGTTTGCCTTTTCAAGGCAGGCAGGTCCTCGTATAGAGATCTCAACTTCATCATCACACTATTGTGACCAGCATCAATAAATGCAGCCACAAGCATGGCATTCCAGTTGTCAACCCTATCCTGCCAACTCTCCTTTTTATTCCCCGGTAGGTCGCCTCGGCACGTCCCGATCGTGCGTAGTGGTACACCAAGTGACATGCATGGTGAAACCCCAGTGGGCAACATTGCTGGGAAGTATTTCAGGAAAGTTAGTTGTTCCATGTGTTCTACTGGGTCGCACGTCACAATATAACCACAGTTGTTTGCAGCGTCCATAACCAACCTTCTACCATCCGCTATTTTGATGCGGTGGTCACCTAGAAATTCAATAATGCTTGAGTACAACACTATCTCAGCTAGATTGTTTAGGATTGTAGTTAGAGTACTCCCCGAATATAGGACTGCAAACAACGGCTGGAGTTTCACAAGTAGCTCCTTCAAGTCGCAACGTGACTTCAACCGCATTGCCGTCTGACACTGTTTGGACATAGCTCGCAAACGACTCTTTAGTCGCCAGTCGTCACCAGCTAAGCCCTCCAGCAAAATGAACATAATTGCCATGTGACTACAATCACAAGAAGCAAAGTCCACTTCAGCCCTAAATATCCCGTCGTCGCACTTAAGTGCTATAACAGAATCATCAGAAAAGTACCCCATGAACACATTTTCCTTTGGTGATGCCATTTCTTCAAATAGTGAAACTAGGTTTTCCCGCGTCGGCCCAGGTACAAATCGGCAGCATTCAGGCTTGAATGACACGAAGGCCTTCTTGATGTACTCCACCAAAAAGCCCCCTGTAAGGATGCTAGCAGGCCCTAGACTGACAAACAATCTAGCATACTTGCCATACTTAGCAACCTCATCTTTCTTTACCTTACCCTCAATGAACTTAACAAAGGTGTCATGATCACACTCGAGCCTATCCAAGTTCTCTTGGTAGGCCTCAATGCGCTCCTTTCTTTTCTCATGGGGCTGTTCCACGTACTCCTTGAGCAAACTGCCGTAGTCGGCAAGCTCCACTACTCGGTCCCTGACAAGAGTTTTCAGCTCACTGATGAGCTTCTTAAGCTTGTCGCCGTGTGTGACATAATTAAACTGATTACCAGATAACCACTCATGATAACCAGGGATGTCTGGCTCCCGGACGCCAGTCTGCCTTCGGGCGGCTTGACCCAAAGACAAGTCGGAAGATTCATACACCACTCCGGGATGATAGAAGACAGGCCCGAACACAGTCCGGTACGTTCCATCTTCTTTCTGGTGCATGACAGGAAAGTTTAAACCATCTGGCCCATAAAACTCCTCCCCTGTCGCAACACGAAACTTGTTGTTATCGTGGTAGTTTTTGACAACAGTGCATGGCTGAACACGCCACTTATAAATGCCGCTCTCCTGGATTGCACCAAAACCCAGGTTGCGAATGCCCTAGGTGGATGGCGGCCCAACCTCCCCAACATTTAACAAGGCCTTCGACAGCACCTCATGGCGCTTGACCTCATTTAAGTAAAAGAAGATTGTGTCCATGACCACCATCTGATCCCCATGAGCATAATGAAGCATTGAGTTCCGCAGGAGAGTATTGTAAGTGTACTTAGTGACAACTGTCTGTGTCACCTTAGCCCGCAAATACAGCAAGAGAGTTGGATATATAAAGGCAGTGCGCTGATGTGTATAACCAATTATGTGATCCGGGTTAGTAGAGTTGTTAACTGCAGTATGCTGCAACAAATCCCAACCAATACTCTCATCAAACGGTGATATTTCACTGCGCCCTGCAAAGAAACCCATCCTTCTAGTCACTCCCAACAACAACCAATTCAACCACTCCATCCATTTAACCATCATTGCCACAATCCGTCTGTCCCTCGCAAGACCAAGCCCTGCAATAAAGAACAACAGTTGTTGCAACATCACGACCAATGGAAACAATTGCGGTGTTCCCTTGATAGTGACTTCCTCAACATTGTCAAGGTCATGCTCTGGGGGGTCCCCAACCTGGATTATCCCCTCGAGCCCTCTGGGTTCATTTCGCCTCGGTCTTGGCAAATGTTCCCTTCTACAGTGTGGTATGTTGCAATTCTCACGATAAACATTTGGACAAATGTTTGGACCGTGAACATTACCACCCCTCCGTGAAGAACCACCATAAAACTGCCGGTTCCTCTCCCTACGCCCCATGCGCCTTGGGGCATCGAAATCGTCCGTGCCTGTACATTCTCCATTAGCTCCATTTAACTGTGACTTTACTACAAATATTTTACAAATGTGCGCTATTGTCCCTAATGAACAAAAGAAAGCTAAACTATGTGCAATTGGGGAGCGGTAAGGAGTGAAGAATAGGCAAACTTTAGCTACAACTGTCATTACTAGATGGCGTAAACCAAGACCAATTGCATTGAATACGTTCCTAATCTCCCCCATGAACAAGAAACCGAGTGTCAGTGTAACAAAGAACACCAGAGCCAGTGTGTCCGATGCTGAAAGCAACGAAAGCTTTGCCTCAACTGGGCTAAAGAGCCCGGCTATGGCAAGCATACGCATAAAGCGCATACGCTGGCGCACTGTAACTTGTCTCAATGGAAC